TAGAGGTGGATTTTAAATATGAAAACATTTGGGCCAATATACGTTGGAAAACTAGAGTACTACCACAATAAGTTTTTACCTATAGTTGAACTAGGAACTACTAGAGAGACAGATATGCCTTACCGCGCAGGTAAGTGCCTAGTCTTCAGAATTCCTTTTACTAAACCTGGTTTCTACGCAGGTATTCTGTATAAAGACATTGAAAACCCACAGTGGCTTTCTGAAGAGGAAATTGATAACATTATCTCTAATGCCATGAAGGGCAGAGATGCCTGGAACCCAGAGGATGGACTATTTGATGAAGTTTTCAAAAAAGAAGAAGCGTAACTGGGACAAGCCTTTTACAGAAAAGATAGCTCGCAGAGTATCTCGCATACCTACTGGGGAGCTAGAAACTTGGACAGACCAGGCGCTTTATGAGGTAGGTCGCTGCCTTTCTTCTTTTCAGAGAACAAGAGAGCAAGTCTACTTAGATGAGGCGCTTAACGGCGCTGAGGCAGTCCATGCAGTAGTAAATGAAATTCATAGAAGAATGTCTAAAATCAACTTGTAATTTGTTAGACATTATGTGTATAATTGTCTAGCCTCACTTCCTCCCCGTAGTGGCGACAGAAAGCCTGAGTTTAACGATTCAGGCTTTTTGTTTTAACCTAGACTAGGGCGTATATGGACCAAATAATCGAAGAAGAAGACGAGTTCTATCCTGAAGATGAGGGCATGGAAGCCCCACTTCCCGAGGACCCAGAAGAAGAATTAGATGAACTCTCTAAAGAGTTTGTCAGTATGCTTATTGACCGCTGCATTCAATTCATGGATGCTCTAGTAGGACATCCCCTACACCCTTACCAATTACCCCTTGCTCGTAGGATTATTGAGTCCGTCCTCATTAATGACGGTGAAGAAATTACAGCGCTTGCCGCGCGTCAGAGCGGTAAGTCAGAAACTATTGCTAATACCGTAGCAACTCTTATGGTTCTACTACCACGATTAGCAAAGATGTACCCAGACCTACTAGGCGCCTTTAAAGACGGCATTTGGATTGGCATGTTTGCTCCAGTTGAAGGTCAGGTAGAAACTCTATTTGGTAGAACTGTTAACCGCCTAACCTCTGAGCGCGCGCTTGAAATCCTTGGTGATCCAGAAATTGATGACTCACTAGGCAAGGTGGCGGGTGTTACTCGTCAGATTAAACTTAAGAACTCAGGCTCATCACTAATGATGATGACTGCTAACCCAAGAGCTAAGATCGAATCTAAGTCTTTCCATCTTATCGTTATTGATGAGTGTCAAGAGGCAGATGACTTCGTTGTTTCTAAATCTATTTCCCCTATGTTGGCGTACTACTCAGGTACCATGGTTAAGACAGGCACACCAACTACACATAAGAATAACTTCTACCGCTCTATTAAATTAAATGAGCGACGTCAAACAGGTAGAGGTAAAAGACAGAACCACTTCCAATGGGATTGGCGTGAAGTAGCAAAGTTCAACAAAAACTATGAGAAGTTTATTCGTAAAGAGATGCTCCGTATTGGCGAGGACTCAGACGAGTTCCAGATGTCTTATTGCTGTAAATGGCTACTTGAGCGTGGCATGTTCGTTACAGGAAATGTTATGGATAACCTTGGAGATACCTCTATGGAGATCCAGCGCGCTTGGCATCGAACCCCAGTAATTGTCGGAATTGACCCTGCTCGTAAGATTGACTCTACAGTTGTAACTGTAGTGTGGGTTGACTGGGATCGCCCAGATGAGTTTGGGTATTATGACCATCGCATCTTGAATTGGTTAGAGCTTCAAGGAGATGACTGGGAAGACCAGTATTTCCAGATAACTAAGTTCCTTGAAAACTACAACGTAATGTATGTAGGCGTGGATGCTAACGGTGTGGGAGATGCGGTCGCTCAGCGTCTTAAACTTCTACTACCCCGTGCTGAGGTTATTGCACTTGGCAGTAGCCAGCCAGAGCAGTCTAAGCGCTGGAAGCACCTCAAAGCCCTTATGGATAGAGAGTTAATTAGCTGGCCTGCTCATGCAAAGACCCGTCGCCTTCGCACTTGGCGCCGCTTCTACCAGCAGATGACTGACCTAGAAACTAAGTTCACTGGCCCTAACTTTTTAGCAAAGGCGCCAGATGAAGCCCATGCCCATGATGACTATGCAGACTCTTTAGCTATTGCCTGCTGTTTAACTATGGACATGACTATGCCGCAAGTGGAAGTTAGTAGTTCCCCATTTTTTAGATAAATCGTACTTTATACTGACGTGAATACAAATATGTAGCACACTTTACTTGAAGTACTTCAAACTTTAGGAGTTATAAATATGGCAATTGCACCAGACCCCAAGTTCCCAGAGCGTCCTGGCACAGTATACGACCGCAAGGTCTCACCTGCTACACCAGGTCAACGCGGACCACTTCGATTTGAAGAGGGTATCGCTACAGATACAGACGTTCCACAGGAATTCACAAAAGGCGCTATGCAAGGATATATTCCTGCACCAGGCCGTCCAAACCAAAATCAGAATGTCTTTGAGAAGCTCCCAGAAGAGACCATGCGTGAGCGCGCTCACGTAGGTTCTGCTGCATGGGTAGAAGCTCCAGACCATCTATCTGAGTTCTCAGCAGGCGCATTCGCTGACCATGGCGACAACCGCATTGAAGAAGTTATGCGAAGCGGTGGAAACCAAAAAGCTGGCAACCCTTCAGTCGTAAACGACTAACAAACTAGACGACCAACCCCTGACCCTAAAGGTTGGGGGCTGGGATCTATCTAAGGATTATAAATGGCACTGATCTCAGGCAAAGAAGTTAAAAAGGGGCCTAAGCAACTTCCTGCTAACCCTAAACTCTGGAACATGATCACTACGCAAGCTAAGTCTAAGTTTGCTAAATATCCATCTCCCGCTGCCGCTCACTGGGTACATTCACGCTATGTACAATTGGGCGGTAAATTTGTAACTTCTGAGAAAGAAGTTGATCCTCGTTTTAGAGATTATGCGCATGAGGAACAAGAGAAAAAAGAAAAAGAACAAAAGAAGATGGTTACTCGACCAGTAGGTAGAAACCTTATTCGCGGAGAGCATTTTAAAAACTAAAAAGTTTACAAAGCCACTTGTCTATAATTAGACATATGTGCTAAGATTTGTCTACTACTGAAAGAGGTGATTAGTGAGCGGTATGGATTTCTCGCCCCCAAGTTATAGGGCGGCCTCCTCCGACTTAACCATCTCAATTTCCCCACTTGGACTAGTAGAGCTAGCCGATGAAGAATTTGAAGTACACGGACCAAGACTAAATAGGTACTCACTTAACTGGGCAATGTATCTAGGGCACCACTGGTCTTATCGCCGTCAAACAGGCGAAACACAATTAGTTTTAAATTACTATCGCGCATTCACAGATTTTATTATTAACTTTACATTTGGTAAAGGTGTCTCATTCCGTAGCCCTAAAGAGACTGAAGCTATTGTCCCAGACTTACTTGAGCGCGTATGGGAAGTAGATAATAACAAAGCCACAGTCCTTTGGGAAATTGGTCAACAAGGCACAGTATCTGGCGACTGCTTTATCAAGGTCGCTTATGAAGAGCCTTATCGTGACCCAGCTGGCCGCCCTCATCCAGGGCGTGTTCGTATACTACCTCTTAACTCCTCTTTTGCTTTCCCTGAGTTTCACCCTCACGACCGCGAGCGTCTTATCCGTTTCAAATTAAAGTATCGCTTCTGGGGAACATCACTTGAAGGAACTCGCCAGGTATTTACTTACACTGAAATCCTGACAGATGACGTAATTGAGGAATATATTAATGATGAGCTTATTGACTCGCGCCCTAACCCGCTCGGTACGATTCCTGTTATTCATATTCCAAATGTGCGTATCAGTGGTAGTCCTTGGGGTCTTGCTGATTGCTTTGACCTTATCAATATTAATCGCTCTTACAATGAAACCGCAACAGACATTGCAGATATTGTTAACTACCATGCGGCGCCAGTCACAGTCATCATCGGTGCTAAAGCTTCTCAGCTTGAAAAAGGTGCTAACAAAGTCTGGGGCGGACTTCCAAAAGACGCAAGAGTAGAGAACCTAGAAGGCGGAGCACAAGGCCTAAAGGGTGCGATGGACTACCTTGCAACTCTTAAGAAGGCTATGCACGAAATGATTGGTGTTCCAGAAACTGCTTTGGGACAAGCTCAACCTATCTCTAACACATCAGGTGTTGCGCTTTCTATTCAGTTCCAGCCTTTGATGAACCGTTACCACCAGAAGATTATTCAATATGCACATGGCCTTGAGCGCGTTAATGAGCTCATTCTTCTTAACCTAGCGCTTAAAGAACCAGAAGTATTTCAATACAATCCCAACACAAACACTGTGCCGTTGAAGCCAGGTCAGCTTCCTAAGTTGGATCTTAATGACCCTATTACTTTCCGCTCATACGTTCACTTTGAACAGCCACTTCCTCTTGACAAGTTGATCACTCTTAATGAGGTTCAGACTAAATTGTCACTTGGCCTTGAGTCTAAAGAAGGCGCTTTGCGCACCCTTGGTGAGCCTTTCCCTGCTGAGAAGCTTACAGAAATTCGTCAAGAGCTACAAGATGACGCTATGGCTGATGGAGCCCTCAAACTTATCAATACTCAAATTGAGCAGGATATTGCAGCAATCACAGGCGCTATGCCTGGTGGCGCTGGAGCACCTTCTACACCTATGAACTCTACTGGCCCAGAAGGCCAAGAAATGCCAATGACTCCTGAGGAACCAGTGATCTTGGATGAAGCCACTATGGCCGCTCAGCTTGGAGACCAACAACTCCGCAGCCGCCTAGTAACTGATGCTTATGGTACGAAACTCCCTCAGAGACGAATACCACAAGAGTACGAAAAATAAAAGCCTTTATGCAGACAATTTGTAATTAAATTGTCAAAATAAAGACTATAACAACAAGTTAGGTCATACGTGATACGCCGCAAGGCATTTGGAAAACGACCCCTAGGATAAAAGGATATAAGTATGTCAGAAACTGCAGACCAAATGATCTCTGCTTTTGCAGAAGAATCAGGAATAGCTCCAGTAGTAAATGTGCAGGGCGTTGACGCGCCTGCTGCTACTTCTGAGCAAAATGTTAAGTTCTACACTGAAGAGGACTTAGCAAAAGTTCGTTCTCAAGAGAAAGACAAGTTGTACCCAGAGATTGAACGTCTCAAGGAAGAACTTGCAATCATTAAGAAAGAACGTGAAGAAAAGGCAGCTCTTAAGGCAGAGAAGGCAGCTCAAGAAGCTGCTGAACAAGAAGCTAAGCAACGAACAAAGCTAGAGGAAGAACTCGACGCTAAGGAATTTGCAAAGCTTACTGCTGAAGAGTTGAAAGAGCAGTTGGAGCGTGAGCGCCATGAGCGTGAACGAGCCTTCGCTCTCCTGGAGCGTGAACGTCAGTTTGCAGAACTGCAAGCTTTTCGTACCCAAGCTATTGAGCAGAACCGCGATAACATCATTCCGCAACTACTTGACTACGTTCAGGGCAATACTCCTGAAGAGATTAGTGCAAGCATCGAGAGTTTAGTTGAGCGTTCTAACAGTATCTTGGAATCTGCGCAGTCTGCTATCCAGCAACAGCGTAGAGAAATGCCAGGCGTAAGAGCAACTTTGCCAGGCAATGGACCGCTGGAAAACAATTCGGAATCACGTCAGTTTACAGCAGCAGATATTGCAGCTATGCCGATGAACGAATACGCAAAAATCCGTGGAAGTATCTTGAGCTCTCGAGCGCAAGGTAAGACCACTGGAATCTTGGGATAACACTTAATCAACTAAAACCTACTAGTATCTACAACTATCAACCACGTTCATTGAACACTCTCGAAAGGAAACTACCTTAAATGGCTAGTGGAATTACAGGAACAGGCAATTTAGCTGCCGCACCTACAGCGTACTCAGGTACAAACACCCAATTGACTCAAGCGATTCAGACAATCTGGTCCAAGGAAATCTTGTTCCAGGCTATGCCTATCCTTCGCTTTGAGCAATTTGCAGTAAAGAAGACAGAGCTCGGAGTAGCTCCTGGTCTTCAGATCAACTTCATGCGTTACAACAACCTCGGATTCGCTTCACCTCTCGTTGAAGGTGTCCGTATGCAGACTAACGCTCTTACCGCTCAACAGTTCTCAATCACAGTAGCTGAGCATGGTTATGCTCTTGCTGTTTCTGAGCTTCTTTTGAACGCTTCATTCGATGACGTTATGGCTTCTGCTTCACGTCTTCTCGGTCGTAACATGGCTGTTTACATCGATCAGCTTTCACGCGACACACTCTATGCAGCTTCTTCAACACTTTACGGTGAAGATCGCTCATCTATCTCTTCAGCAGTTAACAACTGGTACGGATACGGCACCTTTGCTGCAAACCGTGCAGCGATGACAGGTTCAAGCTACTTGACACCTCACGTTATCAAGGACACAGTTGAGACCCTTGCTACCAAGAACATCCCAAGGTTGGGAGAGACCTACGTCTGCTTCGTTCACCCACACCAATCACGTACACTTCGTGACAACCCTGAGTTCATCGAAGTAACAAAGTACGCTGCTCCTGGTAACTTCATGCTTGGTGAAATTGGTCGCCTCTATGACGTAGTATTCATCGAAACAACACAGGTTCTTCACGTTCCTGGTGGTGCTGGTGCAAACTACACAGCAGACTCAACAGTTGCTAACCCAGTTGTTGTTCCTGGCGGCGGTTACACAACACCTAACACCCTCACAGGTAATGGCGGATCAGATCGCTATTCAGCTATTATGATCGGTGACAACGCATTTGGTCACGCTATCTCACTTCCAGTCGAGCTCCGCGATGGCGGTATCTTGGACTTCGGCCGTGAGCACGCTCTTGCTTGGTACTCAATCTTCGGCCTCGGTCTAATTACTGACCAGAGCGTCGTAGTAATTGAAACAAATTAAGAAACCCCTTACAACTTAATATTGCTTAAAGGGCGGGGACTTAAAATCCCCGCCTTATCTAATCGAGACATTAATTAGGAGAAATATAATGGCAAATGCAAAACCCACAGATGTAACGGGCCGTGTTCGTG